GGTAAATTGTCGTCACCACCCTGTAACAGTGATATTCGACCCTCCAAGATTCATGGGTATATTGAACCCATCACCAAACCAGCCTTTTTGCGTCACAGAGATGTAAACATGATTCATCGGAACATGGAGAAATGTGCTATCAACACTCCTTACATTCCACAAAACGAAATTGATCGTGCTGTGAATGAGGTGAAAGCGATTCTGCTGTCAGGAGATTCTCGAAAGAGGCTCGCTCGTGTGTTGACATACGAAGAAGCAGTTTCTGGTAGTGAAATGAGTCCATATATCGAAGGAATTAAGCGACAAAGTTCACCTGGTTACCCTCATACTTTTGATAAGAAATCTGGGTTCCCGGGGAAAACAACGTGGTTTGGTACTGATGAATGGGTTTATTCCGAAGAAATTCATGAACTGGTGAATGAACGGATTCGACAAGCAAAACTGGGCATTCGTTATCCGACAGTGTGGAGCGATACTCTCAAGGATGAGAGACGACCAATTGAGAAAGTGGACGCGCTCAAAACTCGCGTGTTTGCGCATGGACCAATGGATTACACCTTAGCTTTTAGGATGTATTTCCTAGGTTTTATTGCACATATCATGGAGAACAGAATCAACAATGAGCAATCTGTTGGTACAAATCCTTTTGGAGCTGATTGGTGGTTGACCGTCAAGAAGCTCCAACAATTTGGAAAACGTTGTTTCGCTGGTGATTTCTCTACCTTTGATGGAACTCTCAACTCTGGAATCATGAAGGAATTCGTAGGTGTTGCGAACGCTTTCTATGATGATGGGCCAGAAAATGCAAAAGTGCGAGAGGTATTATTGGTTGAAGTGTTCAATTCCGTTCACTTGTGTTCGGGAAAGTTCATTCAACTAACTCACTCTCAACCATCTGGCAATCCTCTCACGACAGTATTGAATTCATTTTATAATTCGGTCTCCATGCGAATCGCGTATTATCGTTGCTTCGGTAGCGAAATTGCGCAGATGAAAGCTCCCAGGTTCCATGAGAATGTTTCTATGGTGAGCTACGGAGACGACAATGTCGTCAACTTCTCTGGAGCCGTAGCAGAATGTTTCAATCAACGCACCGTCACGAGAGCGTATGCCACGTTTGGTATGATTTACACTGATGAAGCCAAATCAGAAAAAGAAGTTGCTGAATGGCGGAACATCACTGAAGTGAGTTATCTCAAGCGTGGTTTTCGCTTTGAAAATGGAGTGTGGAGAGCACCACTCGCACTTGATGTCATCCTTGAATGTTGCAACTGGGTGCGCAAATGCCCAGATGAACTTGAAGCGTGTATTCAGAATTGTGAGACTGCTTTTCGAGAATTAGCCCACCATCCGGTTGACGTTTTTGAGAAGTATGTCAAAATGATTTCTGACGCGCTTTATGAAAGTACTAGCTGTTACCCTAACGTAAAGACGAGGGCAGAGTACTTGTGTGATGAAAGTCCATCTTTTTAAGCACTCGTGTAATAAGGCACTTGATGTCCCAAAACACAATATTGAGTAACCCGAACTGAAGCTAGTCTCAACACCAATCACTCGCAGAAATTGGTAGTGGACGGCCCATGGGGCTCGAGGTTGGGCTCTTATTGTCCCGGCTTCGTTAGGACCTCTGCATGCAAGTTCTAGCGTAGTGCTATCCTTGGAGAAATCCTAACCAGCGCCTTTGGAAAGCGCACAAAACAAAACCTGGACCTAGGCATGTCTTTAAACTGCTTAAACAAAGTCCCTTATGGACAACCATCCTACGTTGGAATAGTGAAAACTCACGATCGAGTCCGAATCACGAGTCGAGTAGCTAAACTTAGTAGGATGTCTCAACATCTAACCAGATTGATGACCTGGCGTGTGAAGTTGCTACGATAGTGCAACCTTCTCAGGAGAAGGCAGAGCTTTACCCTGAGTCGTATTTTGCTCGCGTTACGACACCCATTTATGGAATCACAAACGCAAAACAAACAACTCACCCCCAAACCCATCTTTTCTATGGCTCAAAAGGCTATGAAAGATATGGAAACTCTCATCCAGAAAATGAGGCAAGCACGTTCTAACGTGAATCAATTGGTGCAATCCGCGCCTTCTGACAAGCCAGTTTTTCTTTTTCAAGCGTCTGAGACTGCAGAAGCGAAATTTCGCCAAGCAAAGACGGACTTGAATTTGTGGATGCAGAAACATTTCCGAGGAGGAGAAGAGTGGTCTGATCAACCAGAGCAAAATGATCACTGTGAACCTGATGAAAAATTCAACCTAGGTCACTGCCATCAAATCGAAATGGTCGAAGGCGGTTGTCTACATTCGTGTGGACAGATGTCATGTCGGCACTACTCGACGGAAGTGGTTGGTAATCACCCTAAGTTTAACAATGGCCACGATGAACGTGGCGTTGTATTAGCGGGTGGTATCACCTGGGGCTGTCCCAATGTAGATTGTCGACATCTCCGCTTCGGCAAAGGTGAAGACGAGGTTGATTTTCTATCAAGGCACGCTCAATTGCAGACTCGTACTTGCGCTTGTGAAAGCGGCGAGACGGAGTTTTCCCAAACCAACAGTGTTGATGCTGATGTACAGGGTTCTGACGAATTTTTCGAAGAATTTTGTGGAGATGTATACGACATTGCTCTCGATGAAATCGATCATGATGCACGAATCCGAGCTTTTGCTCGCATGGATGCAAATGATTACCTTCAAGCACCGAGGGGGAACCGGTTTCATGATGTTATCGTTGATGCTTATCGGCGACGTAATTCATGGACTAGTCCTGAATGGTGGGTTGAAACTGCATACCCAAATTGTTAATTTTCTTTTTCAGTTGGCCTTTGGTCATCTGCGGAATGGGACCCTTCTGGTCCCATCATGAGTAGAATTCGAGTAGGATTTTGAGCGTGGTGGGGTATTATAGACGAGTCCCCACTCACGCCCCACGTACATCCGTAGGACTGTGGGTAATTTCGTCTGAAAAAAAAAAAAAAAAAAAC